AACTGATACCGAAGGTCTACGAAAGTCAACGCGTGATCACCATCCTGCGTGAAGACGACACGCGGGAAACCCTCACCATCGATCCCACGCAAGGCGCGCCGACTCGCAACAATCCGCGTGCGGCAACCCCAGCGGCCAAACTCATCTTCAATCCGTCGGTGGGCCAGTACGGCGTGACGGTCACGACCGGGCCGTCCTATGCGACGCGCCGGATCGAGGCGCACGAACAGATGATGGACTTCGCGCGCATCCTGCCCGAGAAGGGCGGCTTGATTGCTCACCTGATCGCCAAGTATTCGGATTGGCCAGGCTCCGACGAGGTCTACAAACTGCTCATGAAGGCTTTGCCGCCGAACCTGCTGGCGCCGAGCCCCAAGGACATGCCGCCTCAGGTCGGCGCGTTCGTGAGTGGCCTCATGCAGCAGATGGCCAAACTCATGGCCGAGCGCAAGCAGATGCTCAAGGACCTGACCGATATGTCCGCCGACCGTGAGGTCAAGCAGCGAAAGATCAACCTGGATTTCGAAGCCAAGATGGCCAAGATCTTCACCGATGCCAAGGGCAAGATGCTCGAACTCTCCCAGGCCGACATGCACCATGCGGCAGACCTGGGCGCCGATCTGCTGTCCTCCGCCCAGTTGCCAGGAGCACCCGGCACGGCACCCGATCAGCAGAACATCCAACAGCTACCTGTAAGTCCCGTTCCGCAGCCCGATTTCGGCTGATTCCACTTCCTTTTCACCGGCCCCGCACTTCGCGGGGCTTTTTCGTTTGTGCCGGCGCATTTCACCGGCATTTCTTCCCGTCTGGCGGCGCACTCGGCACGCGCGCTTGAGCTCTCGGGATAGGAGTCATTCATGCCTGACGCCACCGTCATCGAAACACCCGCAGTCAACGCTCCCGAGCAACCCCCCGTGGATGGCGGCCAGAGTGCCGAGCTTCCTACGGACGCGCCCGAAGCGGGGCAGGACCATCCTGCCGAAGAACCCAACCAACCCGCAGAACCCGCTCCCGAAGCGCCCCAGGACAACGTCAACAAACGGTTCTCGGCACTGACCCGGGAACGCGACGAGGCCCGGCGCGAAGCTTCCGAGGCCAACCGTCGCCTGCACGAGGCGTTCGATGCACTGAAAACCATGGGCACCAAGCCCGCGGAAGTGCTACCGACCACCGAAGAGCAGGAGCCCGAAGAGCCGCAGTTCGAGTCGCCTGAGCAGTACCAGCGCGACATGGCCGAATACACCAGGAAGATGACCGAGTACACGGCCCGAACGGTGATCAAAGCCACCCTGGCTGAGCAGGAAAAGGCCCGCAAGGAAACCGAACTGCGCAACCAGCAGAACGCGATCCAGCAGGCTTGGGCGCAACGTCGGCAGAGGGCCGTCCAGGACATCCCCGACTACATGGAAGTCGCGGAGAACCCGGATTTGCCGATCACGCAGCCCATGGCAAGCGTCATCACGACCGACGAGGCGGGCCCCAAACTCGCCTACTACCTGGGCCAGCACCCGGAAGAGGCTGCACGTATCTCGCAGCTCAATCCGTTTGCCCAGATCGTGGAACTTGGCGCGCTTCGAGAGCGGATTCTGACCCCTCAAAGACCTACGACGAGCCGCGCACCGGCACCGATCACACCCGTCAAGGGTGGGAATACGCCGGCCGCCAAATCCCTGGATGACATGTCCATGGACGAGTATGCCGCGGCGCGTCGACGACATTAATCTAGGAGTACTCCATGTCGAACACCGTCCTCTCCCCCAGTCTCATCTCGAAAGAGACGCTGGTGATGCTGGAAAACAACCTGGTGGCCGCTGGCAAGGTCAATCGCCAGTTCGAAAACCAGTTCGTCAAGATCGGGTCCACGCTCACGGTGCGCAAACCCAATCGGTTCAAGGTCACCTCCGGTCCCGCGTTGTCGATCCAGGACGTTACCGAACCGTCCACGTCGATCACGATCAGCAACCAGAAGCACGTCGACTTCCAGTTCAGCTCGCAGGAACTGACGCTGACCATCGAGGAATTCAGCGAGCGGTACCTGAAGCCTGCTGCGTCGGAACTGGCCAACCAGCTCGACTACGACGTGATCAGCAACTTCTCGTCGATTGCGAACCTGGTCGGGACTGCCGGGACCGTGCCGTCGCAGTTTTCCGACCTGGCTGCGGTGGGTCAACGGATGGATGAAGGCGCGGTTCCTCAGGATGGGCGCACGCTCATCCTCGGGCCCGCGGCGTACTGGAAGCTGGCCGATGGCCTGAAATCCCTGTACGTGCAGTCCGTCTCCGAACCCGCCTTGAAGGGTTTCCTGGCCAAGGTCGCGAACTTCGAGATCTACATGGACCAGAACGTGCAGAGCCAGACGGTCGGCAAACTGGGTGGCACCCCCCTGGTCGATGGCGCCTCGCAAACCGGTGCGTCGCTCGATACCAAGGGGTGGTCCTACAGCGTGACGGGGCTCTTGAACGTGGGCGACGTCTTCACGATTGCCGGGGTGCATGCGGTCAATCCGAAGTCTCGCCAGTCCACGGGCTCGCTTCAGGACTTCGTCGTCACCAGCGCGGCGAGTTCGAACGCAAGCGGGGATGCCACACTGGCCATCTACCCGGCCATCACGACCACGGGCGCCTACCAGACGGTCGACGCCTCGCCGGCCGATGGCGCCGCAATCACCGTGATCGGGACCGCTTCCACTGCCTACCCGCAAAACCTGGGGTTCGTGAAGGACGCGTTCGGCCTGGTGACTGTGCCGCTGGAGTTGCCCGAAGGCGTGGATTTCAAGGCTCGGCAGGAATACAAGGGCATCTCGATGCGCATCATCCGTGCGTACGACGTGTCCAACGACGTGTTCCCGGCGCGTGTCGATATCCTTTACGGTACCGCCACCTTCTATCCGGAGTTGGCTGTTCGCCTGACCAGCTGATCGGTCTGGTGTCACGATAAGCCTCGCCTTCGGGCGGGGCTTTTTCATCTGGAGTTTCGATGCAATTTTCCGTATTGGCAGACCGCATCGCGGTTCGGGAAGATATTCCGCCCGATATGGCCGGCGCGATCTTTACCGGTGTTCAGAAGGACGACGCGCTCGTGAAAACCATGGTGCACGGCGAAATTCTCGCTCTGGGCCCAGGCAAGAAGCTGGCTGGCGGTCGTGGATCGATGTGGGGGCTGAAAGTGGGGGACCGCATCGCGTATTCCCCGGTCAAGAGCGAAAAACGAGTGATCGGCGACGAGTGCATCACATTCATTCGCCTGTCATCGGTCGCGGGGGTTCTCGAATGAAGATCATGCTCTACCAAGTCCATGTGACACAGGGCAAAACCGAGATTCCTGTCGGGCCTGCTGCGCCTCACCAGCAGTTCCTCGAGCCGCTGGCCGAGGCGATCAACCTGGCCGTTTTGAACGGCACTGAAAAGCGCTGGCGTGACGCTCGAATCGTGCGCGTCACGCTGCACTGAAAGGACTGTCCATGAATCACCTGAACTACCCCATGGAAATGCGGCATCCGAATTTCCGGCCGGCCGTCGTCTCCGGATATCGGCGCGGGCCCGGCGGCGTAGCGGTCAACGATCCGCCTGGGAAACCGGCCATGCATCCGCCCATCTGGGTGAACAACCGGGACCAGGAACTGCAGTACGCATCGCTGGGCTATCTGCCAGTGGGTGTGGGTGATGCGCAAAAGTACCGCCAGGAAATGCTCGATGCCGACCTGCCGGATGTCTACCATCACCAGGACTATCCGAAGTGGCTCTACCGCTTCACGGGAGCCCTGGAAAGCATACTGGTCAAGTCCGCCGACGAGCACAAGGCGCACGGACAATGGTACGCCAGTCCCGATGAGGCCAAGCGACATTTCATCGATGCGCAGCCTGAGCCTGTCGTGCAAGCTGAGCCAGCAGCGCAGCCTGAATCCACACCTACCGAATCGACGTCGCCCTCGAATGAGGATGTAGACGTTGTCGCCGACACGCCGCAGATGAAAGCCCGTCGCGGCAGGCCTCGCAAGGCGGCGTAATGTCCACCGCCCTGGATATCATCCGCCGCGCCTACCAGATGATCGGCTGGCTCGCCTCGAACGAGCCTCTGTCTGGTGCCGACACCGAACTGGGCGCCGACCAGCTGAACAAGATGCTCGATTCCTGGTCGAACGAATCGCTCATGTGCTATGCCGTGCTCGAGCAAAGCACCGTCCTGGTTCCTGGCAAGACGGCCTACACGATCGGTTCTGGCGGCGATATCGATGCGGCGCGCCCGTTGAAACTTCGGGACGGGTATGGCGCGGCGTACCTGCGGGACAGCAACAACAATAACTACTGGGTCACCGTCGTCCAGAAAGACCGCTGGAACCTGATTTCGAACCGCGGGCCCACCATCACGTCGAACATTCCCGACACGCTCTTCTACGACCCGCAGTTTCCGCTTGGCGTGATCAATATCTGGCCCACGCCGACAGAAGCCATGACGCTGTTCTGGGACTCGTATTTGGCATTGCCGGACATGCCCACGACAGCTACGGCATTCAGCCTGCCACCCGGGTACGAACTGGCCCTCCAAAGCAACCTGGCCGTTCTGCTAGCCCCGTTCTGTGGCAAGACACAGGTCTCGCCCGATGTGCGCGCGATCGCCATGCAGTCCAAGGCGCAGATCAAGCGCACCAACATTCGTCTGAACGTCGCGCAGTTTGACCCGGAAATCAGCGAGAACGGACGACGCTCGTACAACATCTACACCGATGGCCCTCGGTAAGGAGCATAGGATGAAACGCATCACGCCTCTGAAAGCGAAGAAGAACCCCAGCGAGATGGAGCGCTACGCCAAGGAACGGGCGAAGTCCTCGCGCAACCCGAAGCCGGCCATCATGACCCAAGCTCTGCATGAGCCGATGTATGACCCGGAATCAGACCTGCATTACCTCACGCGCGCCGAAGAGGTGAAGAACAGCCCGGCCCGACACAAGGCCGCCAAGCAGGTGGCCAAGCGCAAGATGCATGATCTCTCGAAGATTGCATGAAAACGCCGTTCCTGGGAGGCATGACGCTCTCCACCTCGAAGAACCTGGCGTACAACCGGGCCGTGAACCTCTACCCGGAGGTGCTGGACAATAAGGACGGCAAGGAAATCGCCGGCTTCTACCGGTGCCCGGGTCTGACCAAGTTCGCCACCGTCGGTACCGGACCCATTCGCGGCGCCTACCGGGCGAGCAACGGCACGGTCTATGTGGTAAGCGGTTCTGAACTGTATTCCGTCGGGAAGGATGCCACGCTCACCGACTTGGGCACGGTCGACTCGCTTGCCACGCCGGTGAAGATGGTCGATAACGGCTCGCAGCTGCTCATCGTCACCGGTACTGGCGCCTGGTGTCTGGTGTTCACCGGCAATGTGTTTTCGCAGGTGCTGCCTGGATCGCTCGGTGTGAGCCCCCAGGTGCTGGCGTACCAGGACGGCTTCGCGCTCGTCAACGATCTGGGAACCAACCAGTTCTGGCAGTCGAACCTGAACGATTTCACGACATGGGATGCGCTGGATTTCTCGTCGGCCGATTCCACGCCGTTCGATGTGGTCGCTTCCTACGACCTGCACCGGGAATGCTGGCTGTTCAAAGAGGATCGCACCGAGGTGTGGATCAATGCCGGCACATCCACGTTCGCCTTCCAGCGTCTACAGGGTGTGCAGATTCCCGTCGGGTGTGCGGCGCCGTATTCGACCGCGCATTTGAGCGATGGTATTGTCTGGCTGGGCGCCGACGAACAGGGTGATGGCGTGGTGTACATTTCCGATGGCTATCGCGCCCGGCGCATTTCCACTCACGGCCTGGAAGAGGTATTTCGCACCTTCTCGACGATTGCCGATGCGATCGGATTTTCGTACCAAGAAGCGGGTCATTACTTCTACTTCCTGACCTTCCCGTCTGGAGGCAGGACGTTCTGCTTTGATATGTCCACAAAACTGTGGCACGAGCGCGCGTCTTTTGCCAATGGCGCATTCGGACGACACTGGGCTAACTGCCACGTCTTCGCTTTCGGCAAGCATCTGGTGGGCGATTATCGCAACGGCAACCTCTACGAACTGGACAATGACGCCTACACGGACGATGGAACGATCCAGAAATGGCTGCGATCCTGGCGCGCAATGATGCCCGGCAAGGTGGTGTACCAGCCCGTGCGGTTCAACACGCTGCAGATCGATGCGCAAACCGGCCTGAACATTCCGAACGACACGACCCCGCAGATGATGCTTCGATGGTCCGATGACGGGGGGCATAACTGGTCCAATGAAATGTGGGCCGACAGCAACAAGATCGGGCAAACCGGCACGCGCGTCATTTTCAGGCGCTTGGGGTCTACCAAGCCTTCCACGGGATTGGATCGCATCTTCGAGTTGTCGGGCACCGATCCCATACCCATGACGTTGCTCAACGCCGAACTGGATGCGGAGCCGGCATGATCAGCCGCAATGCTCCGTTCCTGATGCCAGACGGCAAGACCGTCTCGCGCGAATGGGCGTCGTACCTGTTCAGTCTCGCGCAAAGTGGTGACTATGTAGTGAGCTTCAACGGTCGCAAGGGGACGGTGAGACTGGCTGGTTCGGACGTGACGGGCGCGCTGGGCTATGTTCCGGTGACCTCCGACAGCCCGGTGCTTACCGGAAACCCGACCGCACCCACGCCGGGGCTTGGCGACGACAGCAAAAGCTTGTCGACAACAGAGTTTGTGCAAGGCACGGTCAATGGCGTGGCGACGGTCAATGTGTCCGGAAACGGCAATGTCACGCTGACCGCCACCCAGGCCGGCGCGGGAATCCTGGTCTTCACCGGCACGCTCACGGCCGATATTTCCGTTTTCGTCCCGGCGACTTCGAAAAGCTGGATCGTCTCGAACCAAGCCGCCGGCGACTACACACTCGCCGTCAAGACGTCATCGGGTTCCGGTATCACGGTGACGCAAGGCACGAACATTCAATTGTGGTGCGACGGCACCAATGTGTTGTTGGGCAACCCAATCGTGACATTGGGAGCATGGGAAACGCCGACATTGCTGAATGGATGGTCGAACTTCGATACTTCACAATATACGCCCGCAAGCTATTGCATTGACTCTCTGGGAATTGTACGGATCAGAGGACTAGTTACTTCTGGAACGGTTGGTGACACCACGCCAATTTTCACACTTCCGGATGGGTTCACCCCCCCCTATCGTCACATCTTTTCAGTGGTAAGTAACGATGCTTTAGGTCGAGTCGATGTAGATGCTAGCGGAAATGTTTTTGTCCACATCGGAAATAACGCCTACGTTTCTCTGGACGGTATCAATTTTAGAAACGCCTAATCATGAATGCCGTCGTCGAAGCACGTCCCATCACGCGGAAGATGGTCGAAGCCCTTGAGCGCGAAATCCAGAAGCTCCCGCAAGTAGAACTGAAGGTTCGCCACTACTTCGCCCCGGGCATGTATGCCAGGGAATTGACGATTC